CACAAAAGAAAGGTATTCTTCCTGTGTTTATTATTACAGAACAAAAATGGAGTTTTGAACACGCAAAACTTATGGGATTTGAATGTGAAGAAGTTGTTGATGAAGAGACAGGAGAATTAGATTGGGACGGGTTTTACATATTCAATAATAACTTTAGTTATATAGAGCAAATTACCGATTACATAAATTCTTTATTAGACGCTCAAGAAAAAGGAGAATTAGATTATAGTTTATGTTTTATGTGGGATTCAGTTGGTTCTGTTCCTTGTAAAATGACTTTTGAAGGTAAAGGAGGTAAACAACATAATGCGTCTACTTTAGCTGACAAAATTGGTATGGGTATTAACCAACGTATTTCAGGATCACGTAAATCTGATTCTAAATTCGAAAATACATTAATCATTGTAAACCAACCTTGGGTTGAATTACCTGATAATCCTTTTGGACAACCAAAAATTAAAGCAAAAGGTGGTGAAGCAATTTGGTTAAACTCATCATTGGTATTCTTATTTGGAAATCAAAAAGGGGCTGGAACAACTAAAATCACGGCAACCAAAGACAAACGAACAATTAAATTTGCGTCGAGAACAAAGGTATCTGTTATGAAAAACCACATCAACGGACTTGGGTTTGAAGATGGGAAAATAATTATAACACCACATGGATTTTTACCTGGAAAAGAGGCTTCTGAAGAGAAGGCTTCAATTGAACAATACAAAAAAGAATACGCTGAGTATTGGAAAGAAATTATCGGAGTTGATGGTGATTTTGATTTGAAAACTGAAAAAGAAGAATCATAGTAAGAACCCTGTAATTAACAGAAATGACAAAAACGTTATTGGTTGACGGAAACAACCTATTAAAAATTGGATTTCACGGAGTAAAAGATTTCTTTAATAAAGGAGAACACGTTGGCGGTATTTGGCACTTTCTAAATACCGTAAGACGTTTCCTTGAAGAAAATAACTACAATAAAGTGGTTGTATTTTGGGACGGAGAAACAAGTTCTTCACAAAGAAGATTGTTATACCCAAAATATAAATTAAACCGTAAATCCGTTAAACCCGAAGAATTTAGAGAAGAGTCCTTCTCAAACCAAAAACAAAGGGTTAAACAATATCTTGAAGAAATGTTTGTAAGGCAATTAGATGTTGAGAATTCTGAAGCCGATGATCTAATTGCTTATTATTGTCAGATTTCTGAAGACGAGGATAAAACAATTTTTTCGTCAGATAGAGACCTCACACAACTTATTTCTGAAAAGGTAAGTATCTATTCGCCACAAGCAAAGAAGTACTTTAAAAATGGGGATACAATCAAAATTGATCAAACAGAGATCCCACATTATAATGTTAAAACTTATAAGATATTAACCGGTGATAGTTCGGATAATATTGATGGTATCTTTTATCTTGGTGAAAAAACTTTTATAAAATTATTTCCTGAAATACTTGAAAAGGAAATTAGTTTTACCGATATTTTAACAAAGGGTGAAGAGTTACTTAAAGAACAAAAAGATAATATGGTTTTAAAAAATCTTTTAAGTGGAAAAACAAAGGAAGGGATATTTGGAGATGAGTTTTTTGTAATAAACGAAAAATTAATTGATTTATCAAAACCTTTAATTTCCGAAGAAGGAAAAGAATTAGTTCAGTCGTATTACTCAGAGTCATTGGATCCTGATGGAAGGGGTCACAGGAACTTAATTAGAATGATGATGGATGACGGATTCTTTAAATATTTACCAAAGGGTGATGATGCTTGGGTTAATTTTTTAAAGCCATTTTTAAAACTATCAAGAAAAGAAAAAACAAATTTTAGAAACAGAACAAAAAAGTAAAAATGAAAGAACAAGACGTAACTAAGTTAGAATTTTTGTTGATGTGTAATGACAACATCGTAGTACAAAGATTTTTTAATGTAAAAGGGTTTAATAAACATGCCCACAAATCGGAAGAGTTTTATGATTATATAAGGACATTTTGTAATGACCTTAAGTATGATTTAAAAATGAGATCGGTAGTTTATATGTTGGAAAACAGATATGAGATTACTGAAAATCCAGATGTATTGAACACTTCAATTACAGAAGGACTTGAAAACTTTAACCTTTATGTTAAAGTTGATAACATGATAATTTGTCAGAGATCATTTGACGCTAAAGTGTACCCACCAAAGGTAAGATATACCGTAGATCTACGGCCAAAGTTAAAACAGGTACTTACAGACCTAACTGACATTTTTTCAGGCAAAAAATTTAATTATTTCTACCCACAATTTATTCAAAAGTAAGAGTATTTATCATTACTAACAGAAAGAAAAACTATGGCGACTAATAAAAATTTTGAATATCTCGGTAACAATTTTCAGATACAATTACTTAATCAAATTATTTTAGATAAAGAATTTTCTCACTCAATTATTGACGTTATTGAAAATAATTATTTTGAGAATAAGTACTTTAAGATTATCATTCAGATGGTAAAAGAGTATTATACAAAATACGAGCATACACCATCGTTTGATACCTTAGAACAAGTCGCAAAATCCGAATTACAACAAGAAACCGCAGTTAAAGTAGTTCTTGACACAATTAAAAAAATCAAGGACGCACCTATCGATGGTGTAGATTTCGTACAAGAAAAGGCACTTAAATTCTGTAAACAACAAGAGTTACAGAAAGTAATGAAAAAGGCACAAAAAATCATAGACGGTGGTGAGTTTGAAAACTATGACACACTAGAAGAACTGGTTAGAGAAGCCCTACTTGTTGGGTCAAAAGACACTACAACAATGGATGTCTTCTCAAATTTAGACCAAGTCTTGGACGAGGATTACAGACACCCTATCCCAATGGGAATTCCAGGAATTGATAGGTTGTTAAAAGGAGGATTAGCAAAAGGTGAGATCGGTGTTATATTGGCACCAACAGGAGTAGGTAAGTCTACCATCCTCACAAAGATTTCAAATCACGCATTTAACTTAGGATTTAACGTTCTTCAAGTATTTTTTGAAGACAACCCAAAAGTGATACAAAGGAAACATTTTACCCTTTGGACAAAGATTCACCCTGATGAATTATCAGAAAAAAAAGAAGAGGTGATGAATAAGGTAAAAGAAATCAAAGAAAAAATGCCAAACACATTAGATTTGAAAAAACTACCTTCAGATACTAAAACAATGACTCAAATAAAGAACGAAATCAGAAAAATGATTGCGGACGGAATTAAGATAGACATGATTGTTTTGGATTATATTGACTGTATCGTTCCTGATAAAAATTTGGGTGACGAATGGAAAAGTGAAGGTTCGGTTATGAGAGGATTTGAGGCTATGTGTCATGAATTAAATCTTGTTGGTTGGACCGCAACACAAGGTAATAGAGCATCTATATCTTCTCAAGTTGTTACAACCGATCAAATGGGAGGATCAATCAAAAAGGCTCAAGTAGGTCACGTTATTATTACAGTAGCAAAAACGTTACAACAAAAAGAAATGAAATTAGCCACAATTGCAATTACCAAGTCTCGTGTCGGAGATGACGGTGTGGTTTTTGAAAATTGCAAATTTGATAACGCTATGATTGACATTGATACCGAATCTACAACCACATTCTTAGGTCTTGAAGAACAAAAAGAAGAAAGACAAAGACAAAGGGTTAAAGAATTGTTAGAAAAAAGAAAAGAACGAGAGAATCAAAAAACTGAATAAAAATAAAATAATTAAATTTAAATAATATGGATATTTCACAAAAAATATTGAGTGATATTACAGTGTATATGAAATACGCTAAATTTGTTCCTGAATTAAATAGAAGGGAATCGTGGGAAGAATTGGTAACAAGAAACAAAGAAATGCACCAAAAAAAATACCCACAAATTAAAGAAGAAATTGAAAACGTATACAAAATGGTATATGATAAAAAAATTCTTCCATCAATGAGATCATTACAATTTGGAGGTAAACCGATTGAGATTTCACCAAATAGAGTTTATAACTGTGCTTACCTACCTATTGACCATACGGATGCATTTTCGGAGACAATGTTCTTACTTTTAGGAGGTACAGGTGTAGGATTCTCGGTACAAAGACACCACGTAGATAAACTACCAGAAATTAAAAAACCAAATCCAACAAGAACAAGAAGGTACTTAATTGGAGATTCAATTGAAGGATGGGCAGACGCAATTAAAGTACTTATTGAGTCATATATGGGCACAAAAGCGTCAACCCCTGTGTTTGATTTTTCGGATATCCGACATAAAGGAGCCTTATTGGTTACTTCTGGAGGAAAAGCTCCAGGACCTCAACCGTTAAAAGATTGTATCCACCACATAACAAAAGTTTTAAATAATAAAAAAGATGGTGAAAAATTAACATCAATTGAAACTCACGATATTATATGTCATATTGCAGACGCAGTACTTGCAGGTGGTATTAGAAGAGCGGCACTTATCTCATTATTCTCGGCTGATGATGAAGAAATGATTTCTTGTAAGTCAGGTAATTGGTGGGAACAAAATGCACAAAGAGGTAGAGCAAATAACTCGGCAGTACTTCTTCGTCACAAAATTACAAAAGAATTCTTTATGGGTCTTTGGAAACGTATTGAGTTATCAGGAGCAGGAGAACCTGGTATCTATTTGTCAAACGATAAAGATTGGGGAACTAATCCTTGTTGTGAGATTGCACTTCGTCCTAACCAATTCTGTAACTTATGTGAAGTAAATGCGTCTGATATTGAATCACAAGAAGATTTTGAACAAAGAGTTAAAGGGGCCGCATTCATTGGAACATTACAAGCAGGTTATACTGACTTCCATTACCTAAGAGACGTTTGGAAAAGAACAACTGAAAAAGACGCACTTATTGGTGTTGGAATGACAGGAATCGGTTCGGGTGTTGTTTTAGGATATGATATGAAAGCGGCGGCTCAAGCCG